TGGTCCGTAGATCCGGTACGGGTTCCCCCGCCGTTTTGCGTCCCCGGAGGTTTCGCTGATGTCGGGTCCGCCGCCGAAGCCGCCCGCGCGTCGGCAGCGCCGGAATGAGCGGACATCGACCGAACGGGCCGGTGTGGGCTTGATTGCGCTTCCCGGCGGCAGACTGGACGCCCCGAAGCCGCCACCGGACCTCCTGAAGGCGACCCGGGAGGCGTGGGCGAGGTTCTGGGCGTCGCCGCTGGCGTCGCTCGCGATCGACGCGGACCGGGGCGCGCTCGAGCGGCTGTTCACGCTGCATGACGAGCGGGCGCGGGCGCTCAAGGGCTACCGCGCGGAACGGATCGTTGAGGGATCCCAAGGCCAGGAGGTCCTGAACCCGCTGTTCGGCGCGATGAAAGCCCTGGACGCCGAGATCCGCGCGCTGGAGGACCGGTTCGGCCTGACGCCGATGTCCCGGCTTCGTCTGGGCGTGCAGCTCGGGGAGGCGGCCCGGTCGCTTGAGGACCTGAACCGGAGCCTGGCCGATGACCCTGATGACGAGCCGGACGCTGACCCGCGGGCCGGGGCTGTGGACGCCACAACTCGACCCGCTGCCGCCGACGCTCGGGCCGGTCGTGTGCCGCTGGATCGAGGCGAATCTCGTCCACGGCGAGGGTGACTTCGAGGGGGAGCCGTTCCGGCTCGAGGGCTGGCAACGGCGCATCCTGTACCGGCTGTACGAGTACGACCCGGCGACCCTCAAGCGACTGGTCCGCCGCGCGCTCTTCGTGATGCCGAAAGGGTGCGGGAAGACTGAGCTGGTCGGCGCGATCTGCGACCTTGAGCTCGCGGGGCCGTGCCTGCCGACCGCCGACGGGCGGGGGCGGCTCCGCAAGAGCCCGAACATCCCGGTGGGGGCGGCGAGCTTCGAGCAGGCGGACCGGTTGTTCTCGGCGGCGAAGGCGATGGCGACGGGGAAGGGGAGCCGCCTCGCGCCGTTCGTGGAGGCGTACGACACCGAGATCCTGTTGCGGGAGCGGTCGGGGCGGCTGTTCCGTGTCGCCGCGATCGGGGGGACCAACGACGGCGGGTTGCCGACAACGTTCGCCGCCGACGAGATCCACGAATGGGAGGGTCGCAAGGAACGGGTGCACCTGGTCATCGGCAACAGCCTGGCGAAGCGTGCCGACGGCCTCGAGCTGAACCTGTCGACCCCCGACGCCGCCGACCCCGACAGCCTGTTCGGCCGGCTCCACGCCTACGCGTTGAAGGTCATCACGGGGGAGGTGGCCGACCCGTCGTTCCTGGCGGTCTGGTTCACCGCCGACGGGCACTGGCAGCTCGACGACCCGGACGAGCTCCGCGAGGCGCTCGCGGAGGCGACCCCGGCGTCGTGGCTGGACATCGACCGGATCGCGGCGCGGCTTGAGATCGACCGGATCCCCGAGCACGAGTTCCGCCGCTACCACCTCGCCCAGCTCGTCCGCCCCGAGGCGCAGTGGCTCCCCCCGGGCGCGTGGGAGGACCTCGCCGACACCGACCGGCCGCCGCCACCCGAAGGCGCCGAGGTCGTGCTGTTCTTCGACGGCAGCTACAACGGCGACTCCACCGCGCTGGTCGGGGTCATCCCAGGGGAACGCCCGCACGTATTCGTCGTCGGCTGCTGGGAACGCCCCGACGGCGCGGTGGACTGGCTGGTGCCCCGCGAAGAGGTCAAAGCGCGGGTCGCGTGGGCGTTCACGCATTGGCGGGCGCGGATGGGCTGGGACCCGCCCGGGTGGCACGCCGAAGGCGAGGTCTGGGAAGAGACCTACGGCGAAGCCAACGCGCTCCGGTTTGAGACCAACGTGCGCAGGCGGATGGCGGCGGCGTGCTCCCGGTTCTACACCACGGTCGTCGCCAAGGGCCTGACCCACGACGGCGACCCGCGGTTGGCGCGCCATTTGCGGAACGCGGTCGTGAAAGAGACCCCGGAAGGGGCCTACATCACCAAGGCAGGACGGCACGGCCCGAAGATCGACCTTGCAGTGGCCGCGGTCGGCGCGGTCGAGCTCACCGCAGGAGCAGCTGAGCCGCCGCCGTTCTTCGCGGCCGCGTGGCGATAGAGGGAGCCCATAGTGACCGTCCTTGACCGGGTCCCCGTCGACCGGGTCGCCGCCGAGGCCCGGAACGTGCACGTGGGCCGGCTGCTCCTGACCCTGCTCGTCGGGGTGTTCTTCGCCGTCGGGTGGGTGGCGGGGAAGGCGTCACTGGGGGTGGCGTGGTCGCTCGCGGCGGTGAAGGTCGGCTGGGCCGAGGCCCGCGCGGCGAAGGGGCAGCCACGTGCCGGGGCTTCTTGAGCGTGTGGGTGACGCGGCCCGCGCGGAACGGCGTTCGAGCGTCGACACGTGGCTGACTGACTACCTGATCCCCGCCGTCGAGGGCGGCTGGTTCGGCTACGGCGGCACGTCCTACCCGTTCGGCCTGGGGCAGGCTGGCGGCCTGAACCAGACCCTGGCGGGGTCCCAGGTCGCCGAGGTTGCCAACTCCCTGCCCGGGTATGCGGCGGCGCTCAGGTTGTGCCCGCCGGCGTTCGCGGCGGAATTGGTCCGCGCGCTGGTGCTGTCGCAGGTGCGGTTCACGTTCCGGAACCCGCCGTGGCACCCCAGCGCGCCGCGGAAGACGTTCGGGACGGGCGCGCTGGGGATCCTCGAGCGGCCCTGGCCGAACGCGACGACGGGGTCGCTGGTCGCCCGGAAGGAATGGCACGTCGGCCTGGCCGGCAATGCCTACACCCACCGCCGCGGCGCCCGGCTGCGGGTCCTGCGTCCCGACTGGGTCGCGGTCATCTACGGCAGTGAGCAGGAACCCGAGGACGCCGCGCACGCCCTGGACGGTGAGCTGCTCGGCTACGCCTACGCCAACGGCGGGCTGAACGGCCGGAACCCTGCGCAGATCCTGCTCCCCGGTGACGTGGCGCACTGGACCGCGCCAGGGCTGGACGACCCGGAATGCGCCGGGATCGGGATGAGCTGGCTCACCCCCGCGATCCGCGAGCTGCAGGGCGACCGGGCCGCGAGCGACCACAAGCTCCGGTTCTTCGCCAACGGTGCCACCCCCAACCTGGTTGTGAAGGGGATCACCGCGCCGAACGTCGAGGCGTTCACCGAGATCGTCGACAAGCTCGAGGCGCGCCATACCGGCCTCGGCAACGCCTACCGGACGCTGTACCTCACCGCCGGCGCCGACGCGACCGTCGTCGGGTCCAACCTCGCCGAGCTGGACCTGAAGGGGTTGCAGGGCGGGTTCGAGACCCGCATCTCGGTCCTCTCCCGGGTGCACCCGGTCATCCTCGGGATCGCGGAGGGCCTGGCCGGGTCGAGCTTGAACGCGGGGAACTTCGGGATGGCGCGGCGGCTGTGGGCCGACGGGTGGATCATCCCGACGCTCCAGGACCTCGCCGCGTCGCTGGCGCCGCTGGTGAGCGTCCCCGCCGGCGCGGAGCTGTGGTTCGACACCGGCGACATGCCGATCCTGCGCGAGGACGCCAAGGACGCCGCCGATATCGAGCTCATCAAGGCGAACACGATCCGCCAGCTCGTCGACGGCGGGTTCGACCCCACCAGCGTGATCGCGGCGGTGATGGGCCAGAACATGACCCTCCTCAAGCACTCGGGGCTGGTGTCGGTGCAGCTCAACCCGCCCGGCTCGACCCCGCCCGCCACCAATGGCCAGCCGCCGGCGCTCGCCGGCGCCAAGGGGACCTAGATGACCACCATGCAGCACGCCGCCCTCGCCGTGGACGTCGTCCGCGCCGTCGGCGCCGGGACCGAGCTCCGCCACGACGACCCGGGCGCCGGCCTCGGCACCCTGGTCGTCCGCTTCTCACGGTTCAACACCTGGTACGAGGTCGACTCGTTCTGGGAGGGCCTGTTCCTCGAGCGGACCAGGCGGGGCGCGTTCACCCGCACGATCGCCGAGGACCGCAGCCAGATGCGGATCCTGTTCAACCACGGGTTCGACATGACCACCGGCGACAAGGTCCTCGCCCCGATCGCAGACCTCCGCGAAGACCCCGACTCCCCCGTCGGGGAGGGGCCGCTGTTCGACACCGCCTACAACCGGGAGCTCCTCCCGGGCCTGGACGCCGGCGTGTACGGGTCGTCGATGCGGATGCGGGTCCAGGAGGAATCCTGGAACGACGAGCCCGACGCGTCCGAGCACAACCCGAAGGGGATCCCGGAGCGGACGATCACCCGCGTGAAGGTCATGGAGTTCGGCCCGGTGACGTTCCCCGCCAACCCCGACGCGACCGCGGAGATGGCAAGCGCGGCGGTCAGGTCGATGACCGACCAGTTCTACGAGCGGCTCCGCCAGCGTGACGAGCCCGCGTTCGACGCGGCCGTCCGCGCGGCGCGCCGGTCACACCCAGATTTCACCGGGCGGCCCGGCGCGCGGAGCGCGGGCGGCGGTGACGCCCCACCCACCGAGCCGGGCAACGGCGAGGTGGCCGCCATGTCCGAGAGCCAGCGCGGCGACCACGACGCGCTCCGGTTGCGAAGGATCCTCACATGACCAAGCAGCAGCGCCGCCTCCTCGCGCGGCGGATCATCGGCCACGACCGCCGCGGCCGGCCCATCTACGCCATCGCCGGTGGCGCGCCCGACACCATCGAGCTCCTCCCCGAGCTCCGCGACAAGGACCCCGCCGACCTGTCCGCCGGCGTCACCCCCGAGGGGCTCCGCGGGAAGACCCCCGACGAGCTGCAGGCGTTCGTCGAGGTCCTCGACGCCCACCTCCGGTCGATCCACCAGACCGACGAGGGCGAGCTGCGGGAGAAGACCCCCGCCGAGCAGAAGGCGTTCGCGTACGGCCTCGCGCTCCGCGACAAGGCGATGGCGATCCTCGAGGAGCACCGCGCCGTCTCGGAGATCTTCCGGCGCCGCCCCAGGGCCGTCGAGCAGGTCTACGCCAACATCCGCCACGGCCTGGACGACACCGCCGGCGACGTGCGGCGGCTCACCAACCCCGAGGCGCGTGACCGGGCGCTGCGGATCCTCGACGACCGCGAGTCGACGCTGCACCTGGACGCCGACCAGAAAGAGCAGGTCGCGCGGGGCCTGCGCCGCAACCACGTCCTGGCCCGGCGGATCCTGGTCACCGAGACCGAGGACTACCGCAACGCGTGGATGAAGCTGGTCACCGACCCCCACCCGATCTTGACCGACGACGAGCGGAACGCGGTGCAGGCGTGGAACGAGTTCCGCGCGATGGCCGACTTCACCACTACGGCCGGCGGGTTCGGCATCCCCGTGTTCATCGACCCCAGCATCATCTTGACCGCGCAGGGGTCGGGGAACCCGTTCCTGGCGATCTCCAAGCAGGTCGAGGTGAACACCACCCTGTGGAAGGGCGTGTCATCGGCCGGGGTGACGTGGGCGTTCCAGACAGAAGGTGCGGTCTCGACCGACAACTCCCCGGTCCTGGCGCAGCCCAGCGTGGCGGTGCACATGGCGCGGGGGTTCATCCCGTTCTCCATCGAGGTCCAGTCCGACTACCCGAACTTCGCGTCGGAGATGTCGACGCTCTTGGCCGAGGGCTACGACGAGCTGCTGGTCGACA